CAGATCTATATCCTTGGCTACCCGAAAGAGTAGAGATTGAAGCAATAGGACCTACTGGACATTTAACTACTGATATTGTTGAAGATGCTTTTACTGTAGACTTTTGTGAGAAGGCAAGACTAAAAAGAATTAAAATGGTAGGACTTACACAAGATCCTACTGATAACCCAGAGTTGTTTGACATAATACAATACCTAATGGGTAACTGGGGCGTTGCAGTTGACCTTGAAACTGATGGTATTAATAACGACATGGGATGGTGGCGTACATTGGGTATGTTATACTTTACAATAACAAATAATATAGCTAACATTACATTTAATATTAACACCTCACACCCAGACGAAAAGATACTACGACATGCAGACGAGTTACTTAAGCAGGGTTGCAGAGTCTTTTGGAGTTACACACAAACATCGTTGACGCAAGAGAATGATGTTGTAAGAGCTAAAGAGTTATCTAAAAGACATCTTTTTACAGGTTTTATATATAATGATAAAATCGAACCAGAGAAAGTGGTTATAGAACCGAAGGAAACCAGTGAAATGCCAGACTATAATCTCATTACACTTGACACTCTACAGACAGTTAAACAAGACGACATATATAAAGAGAGAAAGATAAAATTTGCTCCACATGTTAAATGTGAAGGTAAGATTAATAATCAATTTTATTTAAGTGCTAAAGGAAATGTATTTCCGTGTAAGCATGTAGCAAACAATATTATCTCAGCAGACAGATCTCCAGAACATAGGACGGAGTTGATGTATAGTTGGGACAAGAACAATATTTGTAATTATACATTAGAAGATATTTTTACTAATGATTTTTACAAAGGGTATTTTAATAATTTATTAAAGTTGAACCCGATAGTTATTCATAATGAACAGGAAGGCATATGTTAAAAGTTAAAGATGGTACGGTGATTGAAGGTAGTTTTAATGATGAGGAATTCATTCCTATTGTAGTCAACTCAGAATTCTCCACACTATTAGTTCAAATAGATTTAGAAAATTTCGAACCAAAGTGTGTTGAAATTACAATGTTGCTTGCAGGTGAAGGCAAACAATACGGTACAGATTATGTTATTGTTAGGAGAGCAGTAAGTGAGAGTTAATATTGTATGTGCCAAGTGGGGGACAAAATATGGTCCTCACTTTGTAAACAAATTAAAGAATATGGCAAAAAGAAACTGTGATCCAAAACACGATTTCCATTTCTATTGTTATACTGATGACTCCGAAGGCTTTGATGATGACATTAAGGTTATAGACTTCCCAGATATTCCAAACATACACCCGAAGTATTGGTTCCAAAAAGACGAATTTAAATATGGCATGGCACGATGTTGGGATAGACCTAAAACATTTGTATTCAATACGCACAACTTTGCTGAAGATAAACCTACAGGACGTTTTGTTTTCTTTGACTTAGATGTAATCATACAGAATGACATAGAGCCTTTACTTACATACAACATGGAACGGCCTACTAAGTTAAGATCTTGGTGGCAAGATCCTCGTCCAATGAAGACTCGTAGATTTAAATTGGCACATGGTGCATACACAAATGGCAGTTGTCAAGTATGGAGCGACGATCAGGCAGAATGTATATGGGACGATGTATTAAAACACCAGGAACAGATATGGTTTACATATACAGACGGTACAGACAATTATCACTCTTGGAGATGGGGAGACTGGGGTAAGAAACTATGGGATCACTTCCCGGCAGACTATGCTTACTCGTATAACCGAGGCCGTAGTTGGGACGATGACGATTTAGAAGTTGACATTTACAGAGAGACTCCAATTGTATGTGTATTTAATATTGATCTACTACCGTTTGAGGATGCTAGTAGAGGACACACAAAACAAGATGAGTTAGCAGACCCTGCGTTATTGAGGCATTGGGTATAATGCACATAGAGTATTTAAATATCTATACGGTTAAACATGGTACCAAATACGGCTCCGCGCATGTTAACAAGATATTAGAATCCTGTAAGCAGAATTTGTCTTACAAGTTTACGTTTCATTGTTTAACTGAAAGTCCTAAAGGATTAGATGAAGACATAGTAGTCATTCCTCTTCCTAAAGATAACAAGTTAGAAAAATGGTGGAATAAGATGTACTTGTTTGATAGCAACGTTGTAAGACAGAAGGGTGAGAATCTTTTCTTTGACTTAGATGTTATCATACAAAAAGACATAGATGATATAGCTAATTTCGATCCTGAGGATTGCTTAGCTTTTGGCCAAACACATTGGCATGATTTAGAAACTATGGCAAAGAACACAGAGCATGTTCCTCATAGATTCACAGATTTAAATAGTAGTGTATTAAGATGGAACGATAACCTGGATACAGAAAATATATCGTTATATTTTAAAGCACATTTGGAAAAGGTCCTATGGTACTATAGGGGGATAGATAACTTCTTCATGCACAAGGGTGTAGCAAGAATTAAATATTTTCCAATAGGGTGGTTTTATAGTTACAATCACGGGTACATATATCCGCATGATGTAGAAAAACAAGTGTACAGACAGATACCATATGTTTGTTTATTTGATTCAATGGGAAGAAAAGAAGATGTTAAATTTTAATTTTTTAAACAGTATGCAATATTGGGGAGAGGGTTTAGCCAAAGTCGAGCATGAAATGAAACACAAGCACGATGACTTTAGGCAGGCGCTTAATCCGAATACTATGGAAGGGGCTATTTGGTTAGTTGAAGAGCTAAAGAAAAGCCTAGACAATTACATGAAAGACGAGCAGTTTAATATTCTTATATTAAATAGCTGGTTAGGAGTTCCTTTAGTTCCACTGCTGTGTGAGAACTTGTCCGTAGGAGAAATGCACCTAGTTGACATCGATAAAGAAGCTTTAGAGCTCTCTAAGGTCTTTAACAAGCATTATAGCACTGAAGAATACATAAAATTAAATCATTGGAACTTAGATGTTCCCTTCGCTTTTGATGAACTTAATCAATTGAATGTTGATATTGTAATTACAATGGGAGCAGAACAGATGTTTCCATTACAGGATTTAAAAACAGCAAACAAACATGCAGTATTTGCTTGTCAATCATCTAATGTTATTGAAGAGATGTATGGTATCAACTGTGTGGATAGTGAGAAGGCTCTTATTGAGAACGTGGGTCTTAAAGATACCATGTACTCAGGTAAAACAAAACAATTTTACTATGATTGGAATGGTAAAGTATACTTCGATAGGTTTATGGCAATTGGCACAAAATAAAAAACTGAACGCAGCTTTAAAAGAAGCATCCTTCGATACTTTTATAGGAGCAATAATAATGTTCCCTTTAAGTGTATTCATAATAAAAGTTTGTATAGAGTACGCTGAAACCACAGCATTTATGGCTGCGTTAATTAACTTTATATCTTTAACTGGAGTAGCCATCGTGAGGAAAACCCTAGTGAGGCTAAGGTTCTCCAAGTACGATGTGTTTGATTAGTCTCGTTCGCCGATCTTTTTAAACTTACGTCTAGATTTACTAAACTGTTTTAAAGGACTCTTAAAGACTTTGTCATTGTATTGAACCAAGTGTCCAGTCTTTTTGTTAACGTGATATATTCCATTTGTTATATTCACGCCATCCCAGTCAGTTACTTCTTGTAATATCTCAATCATTTCTATCTCCTATACCCCAGTCAATTACTACTGGGAAACGTGGAACACCATCTGGTGTCTTCTCAAAATATCTAACAGTAACCCAAGTAGGTTTTACTTCCTGTTCAAGTAATGCTTTTAATACAGCCTGTTGTCCTCTAACTCCACTACCGAAAGTTCTACCATCGCCTAACTCTAGTTCAAAGTGTTTGGCATATCCCGCCCAGTTACCTGAACCCTCTAGTACTTTAACAACATTAAACTCTTCGGTAACAAACTCTTTTCGTTTAAGTAGATTCTTACTTCTTTTATTCTCATAAGGTGTGTCGTTACGAACCATTTGTCCTTCGTATCCTTGCTCTGTGTATTCTGAATATAAAGTATCTAGTTCGTCTTGGCTATCACACCATGTTGTTGTAACTAATTTAATACAATCACAGCTACGCCAAGCCATAAAGTCTTCATTAAGAAAGGCATCTCTATCTGAAAATGATTCGTTGTCTAAATCTACCATATCATATACATGATACTGAACAAGTTTTTCTGCCATTTCTTGTTCTTCCTGTGAAGGTTTTATTTTACGAACTAGACTTGTAATCTTGTTGAAGTCTGATTTTAGTGCGTGATTATAAAGTTCACCATCTAATATAACATCAGGCCACTCTTCAAAGAAAGCTTTTAGATCATTGTATATGTGATTACAAGTTGTAATCTCTTTTCCTGCTCTTGTATAAAGGCCGTCTTTTCTTGCAATACATCTAATACCATCTAACTTAGGTTGACTGAAACCATTAGACTGAGGTCTTTTAGTGTAGTCATGTGCTAGTTGGGGTTTAAACTTATCGTAAGAATCAACAAGTGAGATGTCTTCAAAGTATTCTTTTTCTACTTTCTTATCCCACATTGCTTGAGCTTCTTTTTGTGCTTGTTCAGCATCTGTAGTAGCATTTGCTTTACCTTCGTTCTTGCCGTAAGCATCTTTCCAACCACTAGTAACTAGTTTGCCGTCTTTAATGCCTGCAATAGTTCTAGTAGCATTCATCACACCATTAGAATATTCGACTGTTAGTTCACGAATGTTTCCGTTCGTGTCTCTTTTGTATAGTTTGTTTAAAGGAAATATCATAGTATGTAGACTCCATTTGAAAATACTGTCTGCCAAACAGCTAGGGCTAGTAGTACTAGGATTCCTGCTGCAAGTAATTTAACTAAAAACATTAACATTCCTGGTAAAAATTTAAATGCCAAAAAGCCTATTGCTAACAATCCGATTAGTTCTAACATTAAGCCACCTCTAACATTGAGTAAGGAACATTGACTTTTGAAAGTCCTCTTCCTTGCCAGTTCATTTCAACAACACATTTCTTAGGGTTCATCTTAACAATCACCGCAGAAGTAGATTTAGTCTTTTGAACTACATTTACTTTCTGTCCAACTGAAAATTGATGACACTTGTTCCATGTCGTTGAGCCGCTTTTCAACTGATTTGCAAAGTTCACAATCTGAGTCAATTCATCTTGATTCATTGTTGACATTTCTATTTTTAAAGTTTGAATATTCATTATTTAGTCCTCACTATTTTTGTTTGTTTCTTCATTTTATACCGTTATTATAGCACCCTAGGGACCATAAGTCAAGCATTATTTTAAAAGAGTTCCAATTGAGTTGAAGTAACTTCTACCTTTAATTGGTTCATTGCGTTACTGTTTAGGTAAGCAGTTTTCCATCCACCTGACGGCCATTTAGCATAACCAATCAAGTAGTAATCTGCCTTAATAGTAGGGTGAGCGGTTGCTTTCCCAGCATCTATTTGTAACACTTCACCTGTTAAAACACCAGCTCCTGATGTCCATGTTATAGTTTGCCCTACATTCGCCCAATTACTTACTCTCATATTCTCACCTTTTATTGTTTGTTTCTTCATTATACCGTTAGTATAGCAAGCATAGGACCAAAAGTCAAGCACTTTATGAAAAGATTTCAACTCTTTTTAGGTGTTAAATCAGTAACTTAGGAGAGATGATCTGCGGATTCGCCCGAGATATCCTCAATCATGTTGCGCCACATGTCGATTTGAGGGATAACATAGGCTAATGTGATGCGTGGTTCGTGTGTTCCAGCACAATGATAGTACACTTTCTCGGGTTCTCTGCCCTTGCCGTAGTATCCTACCTTACAAGACCAACCACCAGGATCATCCATAGTGACTATCTCATGTGTTTTGGCGTCCCTGTACTTAAAGAAGCCGCCTCCCTTCTCTGTATATGATAGAAGGATATTATAACCAGAGGCGTTCCAGTTATTGTGCCACCCCATATAACCATCAACTGGATAGTATACATGAACTGCCTCATTTCTAGCTCCTAGAAACTCCAATAGTGTAGATGACATTTGTTCGTGTTTAACTCTAAAGTTGTCAGGGCATAGGTGTTTTAGTCCCATTAGATCAAAGCTTCTAGAGATTTCGGGATATCCTACATGTGCGCCATCCTTTTGTAATATCTTAGCTAAATACTCAGGTCCACAACAATACTCCATATCAACTTTAGTGTCGTTCTTTTCGTTTTCGTCTGATAACTTATTCAATGGTTCCAAGTCTTGACTAAAAAACCAATCGCTGTAGGGCGTAAGAATATCTAAGAGTTCATCACTTATATCGGTAAATATCATAGTGGTGCACTCCTTGAATTGTGATCTTTACTAAACATTAATTTTTCTGCCGTATATTGTTCTTGCCATGTGTAATCATATCGTGTAGATTTGTTCTCTATTATATTAAGATCGCTATCAACAAAGCCTACTGCTGTTATGTTATCACACTCTTTAATTATTATATCTAATGATTGCCAAGAGTCGTCTGGAAACAATTCAAAAGCTGGCATACCCATGACTGCATCTCCTACACCTGTTTTAGGATCATTGTAATCATAACCTTTATCTTCTAGCCACTTAGCAAAACCTGATTCTTCATCCATCCTATATAAATCTAATTCATTGCCAGGACCTGTAAGACATATTTGTACTTCACCTGACATAATACAATGTTGTGATATATTACCATCATCTATGTATTCGTCTCCATCGTCAAACACCTCTCTAAGTGTTTTTCCTGTTTGTGCATAGTATGGAACGAGTGCGCCCCATAGTATTCCTGACTTTCCCCAGTCATTACTATGTTTGTCTTCATAATAATATTTTATTCTCTCCTTGCGTTTAACTCCATCCCAACAGAAACTGTTGTAGCTTATTCCTGTCCAACCATATGATTCAAAATCTCCATGCCCAGGTGATATGGCGTGTACATAACTTTCTATTTCATGGCAGGCATTATTAAGGCAATGTGTAGCCCAACGAGTATGGTTATCCATAATCTCATACCACTTACTTACACTCCATGTTTGTCCTATAAGTACCTCGAAGTGATGATGTAGTTGATTAAAATCATCACGAAATAAATCGGGAGTCCAACAACGCTCAGGTGTAAAGTGTTGTGTTATAGTAGGAAAGTCTGTTAGTCGGGTATTAATAACTTCAATAGCATCATTAAGTTCATCACATATCTGTTGTACGTTACGACTCCATGGCTGATCTTTTGTTTTAGGAAAGCCTTTATTCATAAAACGTTTATCTAGAAGTGCGTATGATGTTTGATTATCTATACCTATATAGTTGGATATAAGTGTTTTCTTCCAAAACTGAGATATATGCTTATCATTAATATTCCAATACATGGTGAAAGCACTCTCACCATTAGAATACTCTACAAAGAATCGTTCATTATCAAGTGTCTGTCCAATCATAGACGACCCTTTCTATTCCCAGCAGTTACTTCATGTTGAGGTATAGTGTAGTGATAGAAAACTATATCTTCGTCTTCTAACTCTTCCGGGTTGTGTCCGTTGATAAAGTTCCATTTAACATGTAAGTCTTCTCCCCATCTCACACCATGATCGCTATAAGTTAAAAGCTTCCACATGGTGAAGGTGTCCCACTTACGAGCTGCCTTAGGATAGTCTCCAATTGGAATTGTCTCGTCCTGCTGTTTAACATACTCTCCCCACCAAGAATCCATTAGTCTAATTGTCTTTGGATTATTTCTGTATATAAACATGCCACAGTGCATTGTCATCTCTTCCGTATTAGAGAGTTTCGTTAGCGCTGCGTTGTATGGTCTAATCTTTGTGAACAACAAATCTAAATCATCTGGGAGTTGATCAAACACATCTGCAACTGCCTCATCCTGACATACCATATCGGCATCCAAGTAACAAGTCTTACCCTTGTATGGTGTTTGTCCTAACGCCCATAGTTTAGCTCTTATATGTTTAGGAACTTCCCAATGTACAATATAGTCTGCGTGGTTCCAATCGCTTGGTTGTATCCAAGATTCATCATCTGTATAGACTGTAATGTGTGCTTCAGGCCAAAACAATTTAACTGACTCTGCACATTCAATAGCTGCTTTATAAAATCTAATAGACTTAGATGCTACTATAATAAATCCATTATCAGGGAAGTCCTCAGGCTTTCTTAGCATCTTCACCAATAACTCCTATCAGCTTAAGTTCTTCGGCTAGTAGTATGCTAGTTAACGCTTGCACTTCTAAAGGCGTTTTAGCTTTACGAACTAGTTTCTTGAGGGTATTGTTTTTAGAGCTTTTAAGCATTGGTATTTCAAATGCTTCAAGCTTTACATTGAATAGTTGTTCTTGTTTGGCTCTTACAATTTCAGCTTCGCGTCTTTGTAAGCGTTTCTTGATGTGTTCATCTCTACGCCTGACACCTTCTGCTGTATTAGCATCAATGACGTCTTCGCCATATTCTTCTAGTACTGCTGAGTAGTCTGGGTTTGTTCCATCTTTATCTTGTATTGATGCGGTAGCTTTTCTACCGTCTGGATACTCAATAGTAACGATGAGATGTTTGTGTTCCTTACTAGACCAGTAAGGATCTATAAATTTGTATTTACGTTCTTTTGGTGCTTCGGGTTCAGACTCAATAAACTTCTTGTCGGTCTTAATAACCTTAGCTTCTAAAGGAATGCTCTTCTTCGGCTTTGCCATAATATCTCCATAATGTAAACTTATTTATACTGCTAGTTAAGCAGTTCTCAACCACAGCCTTACCGTTCCTACCGTTGAACTAGAGCTTTGTATTGTATCGCCTGCGTATGTGCCTGCGTATGCTCCAGTATAGTTACCTGCGTATGTACCTGAATAGTAACCTGTATATGTTCCGGCGTATGTACCTGCATAAGCAGATGTTCCTACATATGCTCCAGTATATGAACCTGAGTAAGCTCCTGCGTATGTTCCGGAATAACTCTTAGCACCTGTGTAATACCCTGTGTAATAACCTGTGTAATAACCTGTGTAAGAAGTACCTGCATAACCTGAGTAATCATGAGCATAAGAGCCTGCGTAAGCTCCCGCGTAAGCTCCTGCGTATGCTGAGGTTCCTACATATGCTCCAGTATAGTTACCAGTATAGCTGCCTGCGTATGCTCCTGAATAACTCTTAGCACCTGTATATGCTCCTGCATAGCTACCTGAGTATGTGCCTGCGTATGCTCCAGTATAGTTACCGGTATATGTACCTGAATAACTACCTGTGTAATTTTGTGATGTTACGTTTTTAGATGTATCTGTGAAACCACCTGCGTCTCCCATCTGTACCCATGTGCCTGAGCCAGGAGCAGATGATTGTAAAGTGTAAGTCCCTTTACCTTGTCCATCCATTATTCTGTTTCTAAAATTTGGAACTAGTTGTTCCATTTCGGCAACGGACATTTCTTTAATTCCGTTTGAACCTTCTACTTTAACTGGTTTGAAATTTGAAACTGCTGCTGTTGTAGCTGCTGTTTTCTGCCAAATATACATTGTTGCTGTTGTGCCGTCTACCTGAGTATCGTCTAATTGATATCTAGATGTCCACGTACCACCTGATGGTGTAGATGAATTTAATGAATACTGTCCAACTGTATAGTCACTACCTGAAACCATTGAAGCTACAGTTTTGTCTATAATATCTGTATCTAGTTGTCCGTCTGTAAACTCGTTTAATCCCGTTGTACCTGATGTTAAGTAACCTATAGGCCTGTTGGTAACACTCTCTGATGCTGTTGCACTAACTTGTTTAGCTGTGTAAGTAGTTACAGTAGAAGATGCACCGTCTGTTGGATGTGTTCCAACTGCGTCATCTCTTTTAGTATCTGTAATTGAACCAATGGTTGTACCGGAGCCTGAGCCGTCTGTTGTTACATTAAGTTCCCCTGTACCTGTTCCATTACTATTATCAGCAAAGTCCTTTGTCAGAATTGCTGAGAAATATTGTTCTATTTCATTATCTGACATTTCTTGCAGACCCTGGAAGTTTGAACTACTAACTGGATATGAAGATGCTTTGACTTTTAATGGGATCATTGTTGTTTCCTTAGTTTACTCTGGTGCCTGATGCGTCATATACTACCACTGGAACTAATCTATTCCATTTGGTAGCAGCCACACCGACTAGTTTTAATGAGTGGCCTGATGCTAAATCAACGGAAGCGTTTGTTGCTCCTGCGTCAATAGATTCGCCAGTTGTTGGGTATATCTTAATAGTGTTTGCTGAGTCATTAAGTATTGTTATTTCTAACCCTGCTGCTGTATCAGGTAGTTTAACACCTTGATTTGCTGTTGCAGTGGTTACAATATTGTATGTTGATGTAAGGCCTGTGGCTGCTGCCTGATCTGTTCCAGCTGCTGAAACAGTGGCAGAAGTACTTAGAGTACTTGAACCCGCTACCGAAATATTCGAAGACAGTGCTGCTGTAGTGCCAGTAAAGGCGCCAGTAGCGGCTAACGTTCCTGCTGCTATGTTAGAGCCTGACTCGTATTTATCGGTATTAAGATTTGTAAAGTTACCGTCTACTTCGTTGTTGGTAAGTGGACTACCCTTTGCTGCTCTTAATGTTATAGTTGCCATTTATGTTTCCTGCCTATTTGTTTTATTAACTAGAATATTAAGCATTTGCCTTATTTCAGTTATTTCTTTCTTTAAAGTATTTATATCATTCTCATACTCTAGAATTTTATTATTTCGACTTCTTTGCATCTTGTATGCCTCCAAGCCTGTATAATTTCTACTAAGTATAGCCTTTGATTCCTTATCCCTTACGAGATCTCTTTCTCCGCTAATATTTATAACGTCTTTCTTAGGTTGTTCTTTTATCATGTGTATTATGCCTGAAGAGCTATAGCCCTTAAGTCTTTAAACTTAGGTACTTGTGCTGTATTGGATGATAATGGTACAATTTTAACTGCAAAGGTTTTAAAGCCTGAGTGTGTAACAGTAGCAGTTGCTCCTGTTGCCGTCGCTCCACTACCACCACCGCCTGTAATTGTTATAGTAGGTGTACTTGTATAACCTCTTCCAGGGTTTGTAATAGTAATTGAACTAACTGTTGTACCGCCGTTTAAATTTGCCTTTGCCGTCGCTCCAAAACCATTGCCGCCAGTTATAGAAACAGTTGGTACCGAGGAGTAACCAGAGCCTGCTGCTGTAACTGTTATTGCTGAAACAGTTTCTAAGTCGTATTCAAATTCTCCACTATTTAAACCATATGTACCGGAGCTTTTGATTGGTAAAGTGTACAAATATTCTGCAAAACCATCTGTTCTTTCGTATGGTGCTGTAGTTGATGATAGTTCTAACCAACTTAAATCTTCCTGGAAGTCTCCCTCATCTGCTGAGTTCATTAACTTACCATATACTTTAATGCTTCCTTCACTTGGAATTGAGGCATCAATATATACATTAAGATCTTCTGCGTCCATTCCGTCTTCTAGTATTACACGTCTTGAAATGTACTTGGATTTAGCACTACCACCGGTCCTGCCGTCTTCACCTGTTGATACATTGTTAACATCATTTGCTACTAGTAGCATGTTTAACATATCCAAAGGAATCATTGGTGAGATGTTTCTTTGAGGTGTACTCATTATTAACTTCAACATTGCTGAAGCTTTAGATGCGTATGTTGTTACTTCGTTTGAATAACTGTAAATAGTTTTTTCATTTAATAGATTAAGTGTACTGTTAAATGTTAACGGTTCATACACTGGAGCTTGTTCTGCGTTACTAACAGCACCTGTTTTTGTTAGGGCTATGGATGCAATACATTGTGTTTCTGCGCCTGGCATTAATAGTGATGCGTTTAGCGCAATGTCATTAACTACCTTGTCTGTGAATTTTTCGATTGAAGTATATCCTCTAGCTGAGCCTATCTTCATACCTGTTGTAAACTGTCCTGATCTCCAACTAACCTCGGCATACTTATGTAGGCTATTCCAGCCTTGTACAACACCTTGGTTAAGAGATACAGTTCCTGTTGCTTGTGTAGCTGAACCTGCTGAAATTGTTATAGTAGGTGCACTTAAATAACCTGATCCTGGATTAGTTACTGTTAATGCTGTTATAACATCTCCTGTAACAGTTGCTGTCATTGCTAATCCTGTTCCGTTTGTGCCTGTGTTTGTTACTGTAACAGTAGGTGTAAGTCCGCTATAACCTGTGCCTGCGTTTGTAATTGCTGGAGTAAAGCCAACAACCATATCGCCTGGTGTTAGTTGAACCATTGATGTAGGAACATATGTTCCAACTTCAGGTGTAATCCAATCAACTTTGGCATTTCTCACATACCCTGTTACTTTAGTATCTGTTTTAAAGTCTGCAACCTTAAGATTAAACATCATGTCTTTTGATTGCTCAGGACTCCATGTTCTATCATTAGCCGAGCTAAACATCATACCAGCGTGTGGTTGTTTAGTTATTCTTTCTGATGTTCCGTATTGGTTTTCACCCAACTCTGAGATCCACAATGTGTAATCTAGATTATCGTTCTCTGGTTTTGGAACAAAACAGTACTCTGTATCGTTTTGTAAATACACCATGTCTCGGAATTTAAATGTTGTTGGTGTAAATGTTGTAACACCATCTGTTTCAGATGAAATATTAATCGATGTTCTTTCTAAATATCTAGATCCGTTTGGAACTACTTTAGGTCCAGGGACTCCATTAATTACTTCTCTTAATTCTACTGTTACTCCATCAGTTCCTGATGTAGGTCTTCCCTTGAAGAACAAATCAATTTCAGTTACAAACAATCCTCCGGCCATTCCGCCTACTGAAAATGTTTGTGCTAACGGATCGCCTCCCATATTAAATCCCCAGAAGTCGAAGCCCCAATCAAAGTTCTCTCCAAAATCGAATTGGAAGTCGTCAATAACAGGTTCTGGATCTGGAATTGGATCTGGAATTGGAATGAATATTGGCCAATCTATAATTGGCCAGCCGAATATTGCAGGCGTAAATGTAACTGGTGGCTCGGGAGGAGCTGTGAATGTTATAGGTGGCGCCGTGAATGTTACTGGCGTTATAATCTGTGTAAAGGTTACAACTTCAGTAAATGAAGCTACATTAGTAAACGTTACTACCGGTGCTGGTACAGGTGTTACTGGTGCCGGTACTTCAACAAATACCGTCTCTGTTACTGTGTTGTCTATTATAGTAACAATAGGTGGGTTGTTTATAATAACCGGTGCCGGTGCTGGTGGGAGGGGTGACCCTGCTCCAATAGAAACACCTAAAGACACATCTGTTGTTACTCTATCATCTGAAAATTGAGATGTATTAACGTTAGCAGTTTTCATTGCAACAATAGTGTCTTGCTTTGTCTGTGTTAGTCCTGATGACTCATATATTGCTGTTGCTGATGTTACCGAAATCTTATCGTTATTTGTGGGACTGTCTGTTAGTTTAAATACTCTAGCACCTGTTCTAAATACCCCTTGAGGTATTAGGAAGTTAACTGCTACAACTCCAGCTGCGTCTGTCATAAGCACTTGGTTGCCAGTTGATAGTGTACAATTTGTCGTTACACTTTCACCATCGAAGAATGGATAAACTCTAGTATTAGGTTTCAATCTTCTTGCTTGAACTACAACCAATCTTGAACGCATAAATGGTGCAATGGCTGTATCAACTACCTTCTCTCCTAGGTTTTGTGTCTCAGTTGATGCCGAAATGTCTAATGCAATACCCTGTCTAACTTGGGTTTGTTGTGTTGTAGTGGTGGTAAATAGTGAAGAACTTCCGTCTCCCCCGCCTGTTGAAAATGTATCTAAGGCCTGGGTTGTTGATGTAACATTTGCTACACCGGTGTCTTCCCAATCGCCCCATTGTGTGCCCCAAGCGTCTGCCATGTTTTCCCAAGCATCGTAGTTACCATCAAAGTTTACATTGACTGCTGGCCTAATAGCTGTGTCTACATAGTTATCTACGTTAGGATTGAGTGTTATATCTCCGAAATAGTTAAATTGTAACTCTTTAGCTAAGTTCTCAAATTGACTTGCTTTGTTTTGTTCTATATAAATTCTTTGAGAATACGGGAGTGATAATGAACTACCAGTTCTAACTAGAGTTGATACTGTGTTACTAGTGGGATTAGTGATACCTGAATGTACAAGAGTCTCAATGTTTTCTGTAACAAAGAACGGCCTCGCATGTTTGGCTTTACCATCAACTGCTATGTGGTAATCAGGATCTAATACTGCCCCTACGTTGTGGCCTGTGAAAGGATCCACTAATATGCCATTTTTAAATCTATCTGTTCCACTAGCATTAATAATTGTTTGATCTTTAGCATATGTCTCTAATAAGTTTAAAGATGCATAATACTCTAAGTTTTTAATCCTAGATTCTAATCCACCAATGTCTTGCATTGTGAATCTTTTATTAGCTGCTTGTTTTACTACTACACCATAATCAGGCCTGTTTACTGTCTTGGCTAATTGAGGTGAAACACATGGATATGGTGGCAATTTAATATTTGCCAAAGTCATTGATTGAGCAGGTTCAGGTGGTAACTTAGGCGTATTTGAATTTGCCCCTTCTACTATTCTGAAATTGCCGTCAAAGTCTAATACTACTCTAATATGTTTTCCAATGTAGTATTGTAAGTCTGTTGTAAATGTGCCTGTAGGTACTGGATTTGTTAATCCTGAACCGGGTCTGTTAATTGTTTCAGATGCATCAGGGTTAACAGTAGCACCAGCTAACGTTGCTGAGGTTGCTGCTGTATTAATTGTTTTAGGTCTAAAGTCGATTGAATCTCTAAGATCTATATCGCCATATTTATTTGATCTATAAAGTGGAATGTCCTCTGTTCTGATTGTGCCGGATGCTGGTGTTGCAGTATCATCTACAGGGTAACTATCTACACTTGAGAACGTTGCTGTTGAAACTGTGTCCGTAAAGAACGACATCTTAACAACGATATATCTGTTTGTTGATAAATTAATAGTACTTGTTGAATGTTTAAATAGTTTAGCTTGGCCAAAGTAGTTGTCTTGTTGACCTGTTATAAATCTAAACTGATCTGTTACATCTACTTGTCCTGTTACATAGTCTGAATTGCTACCAATTGTAATAGATGATATTTTATATCCATCACAAACACCTAGGTTATATTCACCTGATGTTGAATTTACATGTGTACCAGTATCAAGTTTAATGTATTTGTCTACTTGTAAAGCTTTAGCAATTGGTTGTGCGTTTGCTATTTGAGTATTAACATATACTCTTACATCTGCCGAACCCGCTCCTACTGTAATTGCTCCGCCTAGATCTATTGTTATAGATGTTGAACTGTTAACAGTAACCGAAGCATTTGTATTTGTTGATGTTAAGTCTATATAATCGCCGGCCGCGATTGTTGCTACATTTTGTACGAATCCGTCTTTACTAACAACAATAAAGTTGCTAACAATTTGAGAATCTGTTAATGTCCCAGAGTATGGGAATGTCTCACTTCCGGAAGTTGTTATTGTAACGTTACCACCAGATGTATCTAGTGTTACATCATACTCTTTCATGTATGTGTATGTGTAGTCTAATGAGCCAGCATCGGCTTCTAATGTTTTAATATTTTTATATGGAAGTTTGTAAACTAATTTGTTTACTTTTGTTTCGCTTAGTACAGCTTTACTACTTACTAATACAGCATTTGCTATACCTGGGTTTGCTGTTTCTGATCTAAGGCCTCTGACTGCTGTAAAATCACCTGAAGACATTTTAACATCATATAAGTAAATTCTATATACTGCTGATGTTGCTCCGGCTGTTCCGCTAGTCCAACATATGTGTCTTGCTTTTGCTGTACCAACTTTTGTTCCTGCTGCTGAAGCAGCGCCGTCTTGTACTGCATTGTATAAGTCTACAACTGTTCCACCATCTACATCAAATACACCGTGTGTATGATTTACGCTTATATAATTACCATAAGCAGTAGACAATGTTCTTGATTCTTCAGTCTCAAATGCTAATGATTTGTATATTGGAATTCTTTTTGTGCTTGATAGTTCTCTTTTAAAACCACCAACATATGAAATACCTGGATCTATTCCAATAACAAGTGCTTTGTTTGTTCCGTTATTAGCAGCTGTATATAGGCCGCCATTTGTACCGTTATTAAGATGCTCTCTTATTGAAACAGTATTACCCTTAACTAAGTAGTTGCCTGATTCGTCATAAGTCCTTCCAGCTAGGATTTTACCTACGCCTGATAGTGGATTGTCTTTAAGATTAATCCTTTGAATTTCTCCACCAGTCCAATTAACATATGTGTAAAAGTTTTCTGGTTTTGTAGCTGTATCATTATATGATGCTAGAGTAACTGTATACTCTAAACGATCTGCTCCAGGAGCATTAAAGTTAAACGATCCCTGTGCCGGATCTAATAAGCTATTATCTGTTGATGATTGTTTTACTGCCTCGCCTATTAGGAAGCCAACATTTTTGGATTTCATTCCGTAGTATTTGTCGACTAAACAACTAATTTTATTTGTTTTAATAAATGCGCCACGTGCGTATATAACACCGGGTTCAAGTATAACTCTACTTGTTTGTCCTGAATAGCCTGTAGCTGAATTTACAACTAGCGTATCGCCGTTGTATAAAGCGTAACCATATCCTGTAGTTGTTCCGTCTGATGGAATGAGTGTTAGTGTTTCACTTGCCTGAAAAGTAGTCTTAGTAGATGTTGTACTGCTTGTATTATATACTAAATACAAAGTTTTCATGTTAGGTGCGCCAGCAACAGTTCCTGTTTCAACTGCTGTTATCGTAGCTCGCAAGCCTGTCGTTCCACCCTGGACATCCATACCAACATAACCTTTTAAAGCTGTGTCAGTAATTGCAGCTGAGGCTGCGTCGGTATCTTGTATTTTAATATATGATACTCTTTGTACTGTCTCAGCACAACCTGTTACAACTGCTCCCTCTTGTAACAAGAAACCAAATCCCTTAGAGAATTGATCCTGTAGAATAGTTTGTAGTTGTGTTAGTTCCCTTGCCTGTACAGCGACGCCGGGTTTAAAAAGAATCCTATGAAACTTTTTATCTTGACTAAAATCGTCGTAGTATGGTGATGCGTTTAAATTGAGTGCCATGTGTTAAAACCTAATCAGTGCCTTTATTTGTTCCACTTGTTCCGCAGATCTTAAAATTGGTGATCTGTTGTCTAAGTATATTACTTCGCCGGTTGCATTATCTACTTCCGGTGCTGTTAATGTATTTATACTCAGATCAGCCAAGTTCTGTGTAGTATTTGTTAATACTGAATTGACTGTTATTACGGGGTTTGTGGAGGTTAAATATATGTTTGTTCCTACTATTTGAATGACTTGGAAATTACCGCCATCATCACTAGTCAACAAATCATCTATTGCATAACTTGAAGCACTAGGTACTCCAATAATATGGCATGTTGTTGCTGTGTTTGTTATATATGTAACTCCTGCTGGAGTTTTCATATTCTTAATTAATGCTATTTGTCTGAAGTCATTACCTAAAACTAAATCGTTGTTTGTATTGTCATCAAAAGATACTGTAATACCTATACTACTAGCAAATAATTCTCTTACTGGATTAGAACCATGTCCACCTTGAGGTGATACTATAGCTCTTGCAGCTCCAAGTTGTCCAGGTGAATCTGGTGCTGTGTTTGTAATAGTTATCGTAGCGTATGAGTATCCCGAACCAGGATTAGTAACTCTAATACCTGTAAGTGCTCCTGTTGCTGCGTTAACATATGATGAACACTCTGCGCCGGTGCCATCTCCTGACACGCTAATTTGAACATCGTTAGCTGCGTAATCTTTACCAGGTGCTGTAATTACAACTCTATCTAATGTGCCTTTAACTGAAGCACCCTCGACTGCACTCTGTAGTGCTGGAAGTGCGTCTGCATCTCCTAAGTTAACTGTGCCTGTTCCGCCGGCGCCACCGCCACCTGTAAATGCTACAAAGGCAAAACTATAACCACTACCTGAAGAGTTTACTGTAACTCCTGTAATGGCGCCGCCTGTTAGCGTTGCTGTGCCTGAGAAAGTACCATCACCATCTCCTGATACAACTACTGTTGGCGAGCTTGTATAACCCGAGCCGCCGGCTGTAATTGAGATGCTATCTATTTCCCCGTTAACATCATGGGTTGGACTGCCTGTTAATTTTCTAACAGGTATGTAGTCTGCGTCTAAAAACTTTGTTTGATCTGAAGCAGATATCTGAAACATAAATTTCCAGTTATAATTATCTGCGAGTTCAAATACCGATGTACCAGTACTAGATGGTTTTACCGTTGAAGGACCATTACTGTTGTTACTAATACATTTATAAACTTTATATTCATCTGTCATAATGAAAAATTTTGCATCTGCTAAACTAGAGGCCCCGGTATATGATTGAGATGAAGAAGTATAATTATCATCATACTCATCATATACCGTGCCTGAAGTCCAGTCATATCGTTTTGCCAATAGGCAAACGTCTGCTGAGTCAATTCTTTGGGTGAACATCATACCACGACGATATGTTGATATATATTTATCTGAATCAATAGGAGTTTCAGGTGACGTTTCATCGTCCCAAGAATTTGTCCTACCTACTGCAAAATGGAAATAGTCATTGTTGTTTCTTATATCTCTATAAAAAGAACGTGCTAGTTCTACTCTACCTAATCGTCGTAATACAAGTGCCATTTATATCCCTATTAAGATATTGTTACTGTCCAAGTAATTGTCATTGAATCCGTTACTGCTTTGTTAACAACGGAAAAAACGGTTCTACATAACAACACACCACTAGAAGAGGCATTCAAAATACCTGCTTCTGTAACTGCGCCAGTGCCTGTGCCTGCTGCAAAACTAGCAACATAAGCAACTGCGTTAGCTGTAACTGTTGTTGATGTTAATGCAACTCTTGCTGCTTCTGTTCCTAATGTAGTGTCGCCAGCTGCTGCTGCTACTGCACCAGTACCAATGCCCATATGGCTCATTGCTGTTGCTGTTGCGTCTTTCATTCTTCCCGCTATATATGCTAGTCCAGTATCAACCACTAAGTTATTAACTTCTCTGTGATCGATTACTTTACCTGCTTCGTTTTTAATTTCAATAGTAAGCTTACCTGTAGCTTTACTTACGTCTTCTTTAAACATGTTAATCTCCTAAATCTATTATGTTTTATTTATGTAAACGTCCAACTAGTTCCAACAAGGTCCCCCGCTATATACGATGGGTCCATGTAGTCTTGGCTTACACCAAGTCCTGCGTCTGAAGTTGTTCCACTATCTACCACTGAGGGTAGGGTTAGTGCTTTAACAACCTGCTCTGTTGTCGCCGGTGTTTCTGTTATTCCTTTACTTGTATTTATACTACCAAGAGTATCAGTTGCTCCCAGTGCTTCATTTATATTCTTACCAAAAGATATAATTTCTGAAGTTGTCGCTGTAGCTGTGGTATCAAATGCACCACTGTCAAATAGGCCTGATAGTATGATTGTTTTGGTGTAAGTTAAAGCATCGCTTACACTTACTCCGTCTTCTATTATCGGCCAGTACCCGAAGGCCAGACTGTCCGATGTAGTTGCTATGCTAGATAATACCTTACTATATTGTAACGTAAAGTTGTTATCTGTTGTAGCTGCTGTTTCTGATAGAGCTTTAGCCATGCTCCAGAAAAATGCTGGGTTACCTCTATTATAATCATCTTCAAAATTACTATCTGATGAATCGTTCCAATAGCCTGTTAAGACATATGGTGAGGAGTCTGTATCAGCGGCTACTGCCACTGAGGTGAACGCTCCAGGTGCAACGTGTTTTGCTATCGTTTCACTTGATGTTGCTGCGTCTGTATATGATGATGTAAATATAAACCCAAGAACGTCTGATGTTGTTGCTTGGTCTGTAGACTTGAATACATAATACAATGTGCCTGCCGTCGTAACAGTAAATTCTACATTAAAATCAACATAACTTTTTACTATTAAATCACCAAACACCTGCATCCCAGCTGGGTGAACGGCATTTTTAAGTGGTCGTTCCCAGGTTGTTTTTTCAATTCCTGATTTAATAACATAAGAAAATGGTTGGTATCTTTTATTATCTTGTAATACATTTACATCTGATAATTTACCTTGATCGTTTTTCCACTTACCCTCATACTCGAATAGATATCCTGTAGTAAGTGTTATGGTTGCTACTTCACCTGCAGGAGATGTTATATTAATATCTACTGATGCTTTGGTGAATGTTGAACCTGGGTTAATAACTGCAAAAGTACTCGGTAGTCCTGCTGTAGTTATTGATGTTACTCGTATATAGGCATCATTAGATCCGCCTATGAAGGTGTAATCATCATCAAAATATCCATTAACAGCATATGATTTACCGTCATCGCCTGCTTCGTTAATTGCAAATATTTGTCCTATCTTAAATCCTGCGTTAATTTCTGAGCCTGAATAACTTTTATATGCTACACCTGTAAGTACTCTAACAACATAACCATATATGTCTGATTCGTTATTTGCCGCTCCGTCATCTACAACATATGTTTTTACGTCATCAATATCAAATTCAATGTTTGGGGCTGCTGAGTAACCAGTTCCTGCATTATCTATTACAATGCTTGTAAGTTTGCCACCTGAAACTAGAGCGTGTGCTGTAGCTCCTGTGCCTGCGTCGCCGGCTGCTGGAAAAATTTCTATTACCGGGGCACTATTATATCCACCGCCTTGATTGGTTACGGTTATAGCTGTTAAACTACCACTCGAAACTGTTGATGTTGCAACTGCTCCTGCACCTGGGCCCTCGACTTCTAGTGTACTAGGATCATCGAACGCACATATTAACTCGTAACGTTGTAACGTTAGGCCGTTTGTTTGGTATGTATTCTTTTCAACTCTGGTTACACTAGCGTTTAGAGTTTTAGTTACTGTAACAGTACCTGTGGTTTCCTTAAATCTAATGTCAATCTTTTTACCTTCCAAGTCCAAAGGTTCTAAACTGCCACCGCCGTGTTCTGATTCTTGTATCTTAATTGCTCGTTCAACACTATAGATACCGTCTGATGGTTTTAATGTATACTGATATGGATATATAATATCCACGTTCTCATCATACATAACTCTAAAGAATGTTTCTATTGATCGTTTACTACCTTTAGACTCATAAAAATCTTTGGCTCTTTTATAAAATAAAGATCTATCTACTTTTAAAAGCTTAGGAAAGTCTGATGTTAGTGCTCCCCTCCATTTATCTAAAAACTCTTCTGAAGCTAAATCTATGTCTTGTGTATGATTGTGTATTTTACTTGATGGACTGGTTACTTCGTCCATAAACTGATAATATTTTTCTATGAACGTAGCAAATAACGGGTACTCATTTTGTACAATTTCAGGTAGTTGGTCTTTCTTAAGATAAAATGTATTGTTATCTTCTACTGCCACCGAGTCGTTTGCTGCGTCTAATATAGCCGATGCTGTTGCACCTGTTGCTGTAGTGTCTAAAGCATTAGGAGTTATTACAATAGTCGGAGTGGAAGTAAATCCAGTACCTTTATTTGTTATAACATAACTTGTTATCGCACCACTAAATGTAGTAGCCGTTGCTGTAGCACCTGTACCACCGCCGCCAGTTATTGAAATTGTTGGGGTGTTATTATATCCAGTTCCACCTGCGGTAACTGTTATAGACTTAACGAATCTATAAAATGAAGGGATATAATCTGCCATTAGATTTCTTCAACATCCTGAGTTGCTGTTATTGCCACACCTATGTCTGTATTAATAAGTGATGAAGTCTTACTATCATCTAATATAAGAACTGTATTTCTAGATGGTTTTGCTACAACTGCTGCTGTAGATGTATCCGATGTTCTTATTAGAGCTTGTGTTGTTATATCCTTAATTGAATCATGAGGAGTAACGGTTATTCTTAAATGTGTTTCTGTTCCGTAAAGACTTGCCATTGTCATAGACGGTAAGGTTACTGTACCTGAATCGTAATCAATTGTTCCTACAGCTGATACAATATTACCCTCTGTATTAATTGCGTTTACTATACCTGTACCGGAATAAGTTGGAGCAATAACTGTTGCTGCTGGTGTATCAGATAAGTATACTTTGTGTATAACGTTGTTAACTGTTATATTAAAGTAGCTACTCTTAAGTTCCCTTGGTTGTAATTTCTGATTAAACTTTGCTTCGTATAAGTAAGGGCTATTTAATTTCGGCTTGATTCTTTTTTGTAATCCTAATTGTATATTAATTGAAATTATAGAATCTGATACAGCTTTTATTCCATCGTGGAGTTTAGTGTAATAGAAACTCTTATTTAATTTGTTTAGACTTGTATTAAAATAATTGTTTACTGATGTTTTAGCAGCTACTTCCATTTCACCTTTTGTGAGTACGGTAATTTTAGGATCGTATGTAACGCCAATTCCAAGTTTAATATATGTGTACTCAGGATCAACGAACGTTGGCATAATTGCTATCGGTGTTTTAGGATCGATAATGGTAGATTTTATATTCTCTTTATCTTGCTCTGTAATAATTTGTCCTGCCACAGGATTTAACGAGATGAAAACTCTACCATACATTGGGGGATCGTTCTTTTCGCCACCCCATACTGCACATGATTGTATGTTTGAGTTACTTGATAAGATTAGTGTTTTATAATCTTGCTCTGTTACTGCCCTGTCTCTTGTAGCATTAAACCTTGGCGCGTTGTGTCTGATCTCATCAATTTTTTCTGATGTGTTACCACCCGATGAGTTACTAACTGTTGTTATGGATACGGTTTCACCGGCAACTGCTATTCTACTATTTGCTGAAAACGTCTTAGCGTTATTAGCCCCTGGGCCGGATGCTACAATATAATCTATAAGTATTAAATTTCCTGCGTCTAGTTTTTTACCTATAACACCGTCGCCGAATCTTAATTGAGATAGTGCGTCTATTCCTTCCTCTACCCAATATATTTTAGAATCATTTTTAACATCTAATATCTTGTCAGATTTTAACCATGTGGAAACTGTAAGATCTGATAATGACTCTTGTACCATTGCTCGTATAGTAGTCGTGTCTACTTTTGAGTTAGGAATAACATATGGTCCTTGAGGTTTTGCTGATGATACTGAAAACTTATTAGATACCCTCGTCCCTTCTCGTATAAGTAGGTTATTCCAAACGAATTGTGTGTTACTACCTGACACCGATGCGTTAACTGTAACGTCTTCAACTGGTTGGAACGAATAAGATTTACCATCTACTGATGCTCCAAAAGATGCGTTTCTAGATAGTGTAACTGATGTGCCATTGAATGATGCAGGAACTGTAACAACTAAATTAATTGTTGCTGTTGATCCTAAATAAGATCTAGGTGTGTATCCTAATGACTTAGCAATTGATACAACAGACTCTCTTTTAATAGCCGTGTCAATAAAACTTTCGTTTGTTAACATGTGCGCCAACATACCATTGTAATGGGTGTTGTACGCTAACAAATCTATAAGCACTGACATGCCAGACCCTTCAAAATTATAATCTTGAAACTCTGTTTGAGCGCTTAGAAATGTTTTTAAATTTGTTTTTATTTGATCAAAATCTAATTCTGATACGTTTAATTGTGCCATAGTTCCTTTACCTTAACCTAGATAATGTTAGTGTTAGTATTGCTGGTTCAGGTACACCGACA